CCATCCGCCAGAACCTGTCTCAGCACGGAGGTCATGTGAAACTTCTGGGTGGATACCAACCCAGTAGTACTCGCCCTGACGTGGGACAGCCTTGTTAGCACGGAGTTTAGCGACAGCCAAACGGATGTCACGTGACTTGATAACGTCTGTTGAGAGGATTGACTTGTTGGTTGTGCCGTTTGTGTATGTACCTGCGAAGGTAGATACTGCAGAACCGTTGACTTCTGCAATTGCGTTTGTTCCGCCTGTGAGGGTCTGAAGTGCAACTGTGTCAAGAGAGTCAGCCATGTTGAATGCGATGATGTCAGCAATTGCTGGGTCAACATCTGAAAGTGAGAACAACTCCAACTTACGTGTAGCAAGAGAAGCGTTACCATATTCATTGAGTGTTACAGAAACCTGAGTTGTGTTACCAAGTGCTACTGCATCTGGGTCAGTTGTTTCTGAGAGTGCGGTTGTAGCCGCTGCGAGGTCTGTGTAAATCTGGAAGACTACTGAAGAACCTGGCATTGCCTGCTGTACTGGCTTCTTGTCTGCGACATCGCGGATAAGAGGCACAGCACGGAGAGCGAATTCTACATAACGGTCATACGCGGTCTGTACTAGGTAGTTACCTAGTGACGAACCAGAGGTAATGTCTGTATATGCGTTGCTCATGTGTCACCTTCTTTCTTTAAGGTTTGTGCGGATGGATTATTTTAACTAGCCTCTAAAACGCTGGCTTGGTAGACCTGTTAATGCATTGAGTTCATCAATGTTTTTAGCCCCAGCAATCTTCGCGGCCAAGTCCTGGTCACGGGTTGGGGTTGCTGCATTCTGTGTCGCAGCGTTAATACGCTGATACGATGCTACGTTTGCTTGCTGTTCTTGTGAGACTTGAGCAGTTTCTTCTGCTGGCTTAACACCGAAAATATCTGCATTCTCGGCAAGCCAAGCATCAATCTGCTCTGGCGTTGATACGTCGCCTGGTACAAATTTGGCGACCTTATCTGGTACGCCTTTCTGTGCCAATACTTCCTTGACTGAGCGTGAGCGCAAGTCAGACTGGATAGCGGCCAATTGTTCCGCTAAGTCTTTCTTTTCTTTCTCTGCTCGCTTCAATGCCTTGCGAAGATTCGCAGGACCATTTGCATCTTGAATCTCTTCGATATCATCGAAGTCGTCATCTTCATATTGGTTTGCCATGTGGCACTCCCTTTTCGTTAGTTGTGACGCAGGCCGCAATGTCTCTCAGGGGAAAGAGGATTGGCTCCTACTACCAGTCAGTGGTACGCACAACGGATGCTGGTCAGTCCGTGTGGAATCTATTTATTAGGAAAGGCCTTCTTCGGCACCCATAAGGCTTCCCTTGCTTACGCCAGAGGAACCACCAAATGGATTTGCTGCTGCGGCCTTAAGACGGTCAATTTCTTGCTGGGATTGAATTGCTCCAGTTGTTCCAAAGGTTGCTGCTTGAAGGGCGCTACCTACTGAACCAGCAGAAAGATATGCTGGGTTAGTAGATGCTACAGATTGAAGTGCAGTCTGTTGAGCAGCAATGTTCTGGAAGCCTTGTGCTGCCTGGGCCTGTGTGATACCAAGCGCAGTCAACTGCTCACCATAAGACTGGTTAATATTTGCGCCATAGCGTGATGCTTCAGCACCAATCTGTGCAGTTGAAATCTGCTTCTCAATGATTGGTGTAGCAATTGCAGGGTCAAGCACGTGAGCAATCATGTCACCTTGAGTCAAGCCATAGAAAGCCTGAAGTTGCTGTGTGACGGCAGGGTCAGTGTTTTCGATAACCTGCTTGGCTGTATTAGCGCGGCTGTTTAGTTCAGTAGGGCTAATATCATTTGTAAGCAATTTAGTGAAAACATCTTTGTTGGTTGCAAAGTTATTATTTAATCCGTATGAACCAAGGACCTGCGCATATGAACGCTCGGTAGCCATATATTCTGCTGGACTAAGGACTGGAAGTCCTGCCTCTAAGCGAGCAGCATTTGCTGGGAAGCGTGCCTTAAATGCAACAGCAAGTGGGTCTGTGCTCTTTGGGTCCTGAGCAATCAATTGAATGGTGTCGGCGGTGTAACCTTGCTGAACAAGACGAGTTACCGCTGCTGCAATATCACTGCCAAGGCCAAGGTCCTGATATGTTGAAGTCAGGAAAGCAATTGCGTTTTGCTGTTGGGCCTGCACTGCAGCCTGTTGCTGTGCTGCTTGCGCTGCAATTTGAGCCGCCAAAGTATTGGCTGCATCAGTTGCTGCTTTTGCTGCTGCCGTGGCTGCTGTGGTTCCGCTATCATTACCACCCCCACTGCTAGTGCTTGCAACTGGGGCATCTTTATAAAGTTGCCAGGAACCTGTAGTGGTTCCACCAATCCATGTGTAATGCTGTCCAGCAGGTGCTTGAGGCTTAACTGTTTTGTTGCGCAATGGGTCTGGAGCAACAACCATTCCTGCTGCATTTACAGTTCCGCCAACTTGAGCAGCCGTTGCTGCTGCATTCGCCGCTGCATCTGCAACCGCTGCTTTAGCATCAGCAATGGCGTTTGCATTTGTGTCTTTGACTCCTGCAACTGCGGCTCTCTCAGCATCAGTAACTGGTGAAATAGTTGCACGAATTTGGTCGGCAAGGCTCAAAGGTTTTGCTGCAGCAGCAGCAGCGGCAGCGGCTTTAGCACGCTTTAATGCTGCTAATTCACTTGGCTCTAGGCCTAATGGATTGTCTGAAGATACGTCGCTTGCCATTAGGACATCAACCCCCATTGTTTAGCAATCGTTAAACCTACATTGCTTAGGCTATCCATTGCATCCTTACTTGTTGCCCAACGTGGGTCCTGGCGGACTGCCTTTTCAAAATCCCAAAGTGGCATTGCTGCTTGCTTGGTTGGGTCATTGCCCTGCAAAGCCTGATTAAGAAGTTTGTCATCAAGTGTAATTGTTGCTGGGTCCACACCAAGAATGTTTGAGTAGGCTTGGATATATGGAGAAGCAATCTGCTTCATAGTTAGGCCAGCATCAATCTGACTACCCCATGCTGAATACTTGCTTTTGGCAAGTGATTTAACTTGGTCTGTCCAGTACTGCTCAGTAGTTGTACCAAGGGCAACTGATTGGGCTGCTTGATTAATCCAGTCTTGGTTATATGCAGTGCCGTAATCTGCATTTGCCTGAGAAAGATTTGTCCGTACCGATGAGGCTAAGCCACCTTGGATGGTTTGTACATATGGCTTGCCAGTTGAGTCGGTACCGCGGAAAAGTTCTAATGTGGCTGGGGCGGTAGGGGTAAGCCCTAAATCATAAGCCTTGCGAGCAATTGCTTCTAAGGAAGCATCACTAATTTGCAAACCAGAACTAAGCGCTTCTTTGCGAAGTGTTGGAAGCCACTCGGTGCTAATTGTGTTTTCATAAACACCAGGCTGGTTAATCTTTGTGTTCTCATTTGAGAATATTGTTGGGCTTGTATTCTTATAAAATTCTGTGCCGTAAAGAGCATTAGTAGCACCAGCGTAATCGCCCTTGAGGTATAAGTCACGAATTGCTGCTAACTCTGGGTGAGCCTTAATCATCGCTTCCGTAATGGAAACGAGCATTGGGTCTCCGCCTGCGGCGGCTACCTGTGCTGCAGAAGCACCTGTATTTGTATCAGCCATTTGTCAACCCCGCTGTTGTCTGTTGTCCACCACGCATAGCGGTGTCTAGCCATGTAGCAAATCCAAGATTCTGCTCACGCTGGCGTTCTGGTTGGTACTGTGAAGATGTAAGCAATTGTTGCTGGGCAATCTGCTCTGGAGTCAAATCTGGGGTAGACACAGATGAAGCGCCGCCTGGTCCATATGTTGTTTGATTTGTGCTTCCAGGTTGTTTATTGGCAGCAGTAATAATTGAATTGATTTCATCCTGAGTTGCAAGACGGCCAATCAATTTTACATATGTACTGTTGATGGCTGATGTTTGTGCCTCTGGGGTATATGACTCTTTAGTTGTCTGGGTATAAATTGTAGGCTGTTGGCCACGTAAATCTTGCAGAACCTGAAAAGGTGTCTTAAGGACACCTGTTGATAAAGCCTGCGTTGAAGCATCGACAAGTTGTCCCCAAATAGTCTTTGCGTAATCTGGCTTGCGGCCAATAGACGTTGTATATTCAATAACGGCCTGGCGGCTGGCTTCATCAAGGTTAAGCCACATGCGCTTTGCATTAGCAGCAAGAACTTTTTGACCATTGACATATGCATATGTCTTAGTGCCAGTTGATGGCTTTGGTTGAATAACAATTGGTTTTGGTGCTGGAATCGGACCAGTCATTATTTTGTACCTGCCAATGTGTCGTTAATGAAGTATCTGTCAATTATTTGCTGCAATTGTGGTGTCCACTTTCCAGCAGTGTCTTTGTCATTATGCAAGAAATCAATCCAAGCCTGCTGAACTGATGTCTGAGCCTTTGCTGCTTTTGCTTCTTTGCTGTTGTATGCCTTGACAAATTCATTGCGGTATCCCATGAAGGCAGATACCTGCTGCCAGTAATCATTCTTGCCGTTTTTATCCCAGAATTTTTTATTATCTATAATGTCCTGGAATGCTCGTGCTACTGTATAAGCATTATTTCCAGCAGCATTTTGATTGTATTCATCAAACCATTCTGGGCTATACTGCTTCAATTGGCCAATATATGAACTCATTGCCGCTGTAGCATCAGGGCTATCAGCAACTCTTTTATATCCAGCCTTTTGGACTGCTGTCAGCAAGTCTTGCTTATAAGTTCTATAAGCATCCCATGCTCTATTGATACCCAGTTTAATTTCATATTGCTCTGGGCTTAAAGGTTGACCATTAATTAAGTTACCGCCAGGCAACTTAGCACGTGGGTCAGAAAGGTACTTCTGAATCTGTGGGTCTGGGTCGCCCGTAATATCTGAAGTCATAAACCCAACAGTGTTAATCTTTGAGTTTGCACCAAGTTGAATTAACTTTTTGGTCAAGTCGGAGTTTTCCTGAATGACGCGGTTATAGCCTTCATATGTTGGCGAGAAATAAACATTTTTGGCAGAGCCGCGATATGTATATCTATCTGTAGGAAATGCTGGCCCAAGAACTTGCTGCATTTCTGCCTGAACTTTATTGGTATCTCCATTGTATTTTTTCATCAATGTTGAAGCAAGACTCTGGAACAATTGTCCTGGCTTGTCTTGCTGTGGAGTGATACCAATTGGTGAAGTAAAGCGCCAAATAAATCTATTGCGGAACCAATTGTTGGTTTCATTCATAATAGATTCTGTTGTTGGCTTAGGGCCAAGTTTCATTTCCCACAAAGTCATGCGGTAATCATTAACCATGCTGTGTACTTGTAGATATTCAGCAGAAGCATCTGAGCCCATAAGCCACATTTTGGCATCATTTAACCAGCCTGGAAGAAAACTGGATGATACGGTTGAGTTAACTCCAGATGGGAAAAGGCTGTTGTAATCTAATCCAGGAAGATGGCCAATAGTTGAATCAACCAGACCCTTCATAAGTTTTGAACTGTCTGGCTTCCACTTGTACAATTCAGTGAGCGCAAGGGATGAAAGCCATGATGGACCTGGCATATTGGCAAGAAAGCCAGTAGCCCTTGTGCTTAGGCGAACACCTTGTCCATTACCAAAACCCATTTCCTTTGTTCCAGGGATGATAAGATATGCTGCATCACGTGGGTCTGAAACTGGATTTCCATTTTGGTCAACACCAAATGTGTTATAGGCAGAATAATAGTTACGCAAGAATCCTGCCATACGGCCAGGATACCTTATGCCTAATTTACCAAAACGATAAATGGAACTAGCAGATGCTGTTGGGAATGCTGCTACGGTTCTTGCAATATATAGCGCCCTATTTTGACGGTCTACATTGTAGAACACTTTAGAAGCATTTTGAAGAGTCTCACGACTGGCTGCTTGCCTTACAGCATTTACAGTTTTGTCCGTAACTTCATAACCCTGATTGTGAAGAATTGTTAATTTATCTTCAACTGTTTGAGCAAACTGTTTTTCTGCCCATACCCAGCGGAATGGATTTTCAGCACCAGCAAGTTTCTTCCATGCCCCATTAGTCATGGCGGTAATAATCTCATTTACTTTTTTAAGTCCGCCAGGGGTAGCCGCTGAACCATAATCAATTTCTGATGGGTGGATTGCTGTTAACTTATCTAAGTCTTTGGCAAGCAATTGCTTCAATCCAACAGAAGTTGCTGGAGCCTGAGCAACGGCTAGACGCGCAGCATCATTTGGGATGTAACGCTTAACAAAATTGATTCTATCGCTAAGCATTGATGAAGTATTTTCTGGAACATTTTGAGCAAATTGCTTAAAATATGATTTGCCTTCTGCTGACTTAGCCCAATCAAAAAGTTCTTGGTCTGATGTGCCGCCAAGAATCTTCATAATAAGACTGTCGTTGCGGAACTGGCGGTTGATAATATACGCCAATTCTTCAAAATAAAGTGGGTCATTAACATTGACAGTAGAGGCTGCGCCACGGCGAGCATTTAAGCCAACCTTAGTTCCAGTCTTTAACTCTCCAAGGAAGTTAAGTTCTTGGGCCATCTCGTTTGAGAATTCGCTACGAAGAGCATCTCCAGATTTGTTAACATCAAATGCTGGGTCAATGGTTACAGTTTGATTTCCAAAGCGAATTGTCTTTGGTTCTGCTGTACCGTATACACGCTTTTTGTATGCTACTCGTTCAGCCAAAACGTCAGCCTGTGCCTGCTCAGTTAATTTTGCTTTTTGAATCGTGGAATCAATAACCTTCCAAGCCTCTCCAAGTCGAGCATTTTGCTCAGCAAGATTTGGGGCAAGGGTTGCTAAATCTCCAGCCGAACGCTGTAAAAGAATTTCAGCAGCGCGAATTTCTGAACCGTAGCGGCCAGCAACTTCTGGGTTTGCTTTAAGAAAATCAATGCGACGGCGAAGGCCATAAAGAGATGGAATGTCTTCTAGTTTTCCAAACTTATTGACTGCTAAATCTGCAGCAACCTCAAGGCGAGTTACCATTCTTTGAGATTCTTGAAGGTTTGCTTTAATCAAAGCAAGGTTTTCTCTTTGAGTAACAGGCGAAAGATTGTCAGTTTCAAAGGCATTATGCCATTCGGCATATCGTGCATCTCGTGCTTGTAATGCTTCATTGAGCATGCCCATGACATGTTGAACTTCACTATTTGCCTGGCGAAGTTCTTTACCGCTGAGTACTTTTGAAGCACCAGAAAGTATGCGATTTTTATTATTCTCAACAAAGTTTGAGATACCACCCTTGACCAAACCAGACCAGTAATCATGGCCCATGGCCAATGTTGCGCCAGTCAATGGTTCAATCATGCTGTTCTTGAAAACATATGATGGGTGGCCAAGTACGGAGAATGAAAATACGCGGTTAAGAGATTCAAAAAAATTATGGGCAAATGTTGGAGAATGCCAAAATGCTTCGCCAGCCAAAGTGCCACCAAGGGCACGCTGGGTAACAATCATATCTTTTTCAATTTTATCCCATGGCAACATTGCTACAGCATTTGCAAGTTGGCTTTGAGTCTGTGGGTCAACAATGACTCGGTTGCCTGCAGCATCAAATGCAAATCCAGTGCTGGATAATCCACCATGTGTAGTGTTGAGCGTCTGTCGAGCCTCAGCCACCATGGCGTCAATTTTATTCGTATCAAGAATGCCATGGGTACGAGCCAAGTCATGCCCAAGTACTTTATCTAAATCGTCAAGAACCTTTGCCTTTGCGGTTGGTCCATTGGCATCAATAAACTTTTTAATCCACTGGCTGCGATAATCCGCTGCGGTTGTATGGATTGGTAATGTTTGTCCATTGACAATATCAATGCCTGTGGCAATCTTGTTGTCGCCAAACTTGAAAGATGGCATGCTATCGAATATTGCATTTAATTCATCAACGCCATCAAATGGAGTTGTTCCAGAAAATGAAACATACCCATGAGGCATAGATGTTCCGACAATGCGAAGCAAGCGTGTCGCTGGGCGGAAGCGCCCACCACCAAGAATGGTTTCTGCCCATCCGCCAACGTTGGTAAAATCACGCGTTGTAGCGGCAGCCTTAAAAGCGTCTACGCTAGACCTTGCTTTTGCAATAGCGTTTGTTACTGTATTTGCTTCCATTGGCTTGTAAGAATTGCCAAGATATTTTGGCTCATTATTAGAAAGAAACGCATCAAGAATTTCTTTATGGCCAGGGATTTCAGCAACTGAAGAATCGTAAGCAGTAAGAATACGCCCAAGAGCATCGCTAGAATATGTAGGCAATTTGCCTGTTGATGCTACGTTTCCAGCAATAAAAGCATTCATGTCTTTTAGTTGCCACAAATCGGTTGTATGAACCGAGTTGCCAAGAGATTCAATAGAAGGTATGAATCCTTTGTCTGCAAGAATTAAATCTTTAATAACCGTTGGGTTATTTGTTTTTGCAATAAGGCTTGGAAGTTGTTCATTATTGCTATAATCTCTAACCTTATTAATAATATAATTGATGTCTTTGTTAGAAGCCAAGTCTTGAATGTCTTGACCAAATGGAGTTTTAATTCCAGATAGCCCGTTGGTTGAAAGATGCGTAATATGAGCATCTGCTTCGGCTGACATCTTTGCTAAATTTTGCTCAGATTTAATGGACGTGCTAAGAGATTCAATTTTTGGTATAGCGCCAATTGCTTCGCCTGCAAGTTTAGTTGCAGCACCGCCAGCAAGATTGCTGGTTACAAAATCACCAATACCAGTATACCATTTACCAACTGGATTGTCGACAAAATTCTTTTTAATGTCTGCATCGGACCAAAGGTTTACATTTTTAAGGTCAACATTTCCAGCCTTAAGAACTAAATCAGAAGCCTGGCCAAAGGGTGAATCTTGAAAAATACTTGTCTGCGTAAGGCTTGAAAACATTGAAACTTTAGCCGAACGGTCATACGCTTTCTTAATATCAGAAAGCCCAATATCTGTAATGTTCTTATCTTTAAGTAAACCAATTGTTGAAACAGCACGATTTACCTGAGAAAATGCTTCGCCTACTGGCTTTGCAACATTAAGAAGTACATCCGATGTTTGACCAGGAGAAGCAATTTTTGCTGGGCTTTTAGCCAATGCTTGCTGTGCTGCAGTCTGTAAACCCTGTACAGTTGCTGGTGCTTGAGTTCCTGCAACTTGTTGCGCTGCAATATCGGCAGCACCTTGAACAACTGAACTTGCAGCCTGTGCGCCTGCCTGGCTTAAGCCAAATGCGGAACCAATACCTTTAACGGTATTAAGAATATTATCCCAGAGTGACACTATTTAGTACCACCCTTCTTCATAATATTAGATAGTAAATTACCGTCACCGCCCGCAGGGTCTGTGTCAGTAAGTGCACGAATAAATGCATCTCTATCGCTTGTTGATGCCCAAGGAACCATTGAAAGAGGAATTACAATTCCAGCATTTTCATACCCTAGGCTGTTAGCAAACTTGTCAATGTTATCAAAAACTGTACCTTCAACCCATTGACTCATTGCGCCTGCTTAGTTAAATAATTAACAAACTTTCTGTATGAATCTGGTACACCAGGAATGTTTGTTGCAGCCTGAAGGTCTGGCAAGTAACGCGCAACTAATGCAGTAACTTCTTGCTGACGCTGGTCAGTTGGCTTTGGGAGAATAAGTGCTGAGGAATCGGCACCTGGTCCTGCATCAGCGCCGTTGGTGACAGGCTGATTAGGCATTTGAGATGGCACATCAAGAGGTGTTACCTGTGGACCTTGTGCAGGTTGTGGCATTGCAGACTGTCCACCTTGCGCTGCCGCTGCCGCAATAGCAGCCTGAGGCATTGGCTTGGCAGATTGTGCTTGCGCCATAGGCGCTGATGCTTGTAGGTTTGCCAATTCTTGCCCATCTCCGTAGTTAGGCATACCAGAGATATACCGTTGTGCTTGCTTTGATGCGGGTCCGCCATCGGTTCTGCGCGATAGTGCGCCAGGGCCTGATGTCATTGCTGGCTTATTTGCCTGTGGCATGACTATTCTCCCTCTTGTAGTGTCTCAATGGTGCGGGCTGCATACTCGTGGAAAGTCTGTTGCTCCTCCACAAGATTAGCGTGTGTCTGAAGCATTTGGCTTCCAACCTTCAGACCATCTGCAATTTCATTCATAATGTTTGCAGTTACTTCAACGATAAGGGCAAGAACATCAAACTTGGTTACCCTTGTTGCGTCCGTGCCCTCGTCGTCTAAATGCATTTTTACTTCATTGGCTTTCCAGCAGTTGTACCAGTTCCCTTGGTACCTGCAGGCTGCTTTGTGTAAACGATGTTAGATGCGCCTGTCTTGGCTGGGCCAGACTTTGGCTGAATCTTTGTCTTCTGTGTTACTGCATCAGATGAACCATGTCCACCCTGATTCTTTGGTGCAGGAACCTTTGTAGTCAATGATGACTTCATTGTTGCCATTTTGTTTCTCCTATAGGTTTGTTTGTAACAACCAGAACGCGTTTATACTGGTTGCTTTCTGATAACTCCTGCAGATAACTGCGCGTTACCAGAAGATGAAAGCCCTGCGAGTAGGGTCTGTAGCGCTGGACGGCCACCAGGGGCCATGCCTTCTTGGCCTGGAGCAACACCCTGCATACGGCCTGATGCTTCTAGGCCAGGTGGGAGTTGTCCACTAGATGCCCCAGCGGGAGCCTCGCCTGGAGCGCCTTGCGCTTCTTCAGGGGCTGCA